AGTGTGTTGTTAATGTCTTAACTGTTTCAGTAGCTGACGCATCTCTAATAATAACTTGAAGATCAGAATCGGCAAAAATTTTAAATGTATAATTAAATGTATCGAGTGTACCATTACCAGAGTAGGAGTTCTTTACTGTAGTAGAAGATATAGTCATATTAGTTTCTCTATATTATTATCTATATTATTAATCAACCTTTATATTCATAAGATCTAAAGATCTTTTTGCAGTTAATATCATTAATTTTGCAAACTCATCTATTAACTCTCTTTTTTCTTCAGCTGTATATTTCTTGTTATTATATATATTTCTTATCATTGAACCATATTCTTTTATAGCATCACCATAAGTAATTAATTGAAATTTTCTATCATCTATTTTTTTTATGATCTCTTCAGCTTCTATACCTTTACCTTCTTTCTCTAAAGCAGATGCTTTATTTAATTGTTTTTTAACTTTATCATGTTCTTCATAAAATGAAGTTATCCATTGAGATTGTAAGTCTGGATTTTTAGCCAAGAAAGCTCTAAAGACAGGCATAGATGATAATGGTTGTTCTGGTCTAATAGGATCATCTATTACACCGCTTTCAATTAATGCTTTATCTGATGCTTGAATTGCATATCTTCCAAGTGTTCCTGTCCAAGCTCTAATAAAATTGTCTATCATTATAGGATTTGTAAATTTACTATCTGTTCCCATTATTTTATATAATGTAGATGCAATAAGTTTTGCAGATTCAGATGTGTAATTTGTATATTGCATTTCATTTGGTAAAGTCTTAGCAATATATTCTGGTACTAATGGTTGATTTCTAAACCAACTTTTATTTGTCCATGCTTCATACACAGGTAGTATTACTTGAGGAGTTGGTATAAAACTTTTTCCTGTTTGTAATAAATAATCAGTAAACCAACCATCTAATTCTTTTTTTGTTGTTTCATCTTTATTATAATTATGATTTAAAAAAGATTCTACCAACGATGCAAATACAACTCCAACATCAAAAGGTTTTGGTATTTTATGAATTACTTTATCTTCACCTTCACCAGTTGAAAATAACCAGTAATGTCTTTTAACCCATTCTGGTTGTGCTTGAATATCTTCATCATCTTTATTTAAGTACCATAATAAAGCAGTAGGAATCATAATTCCACCACCTATAGCAAGTAATGCTCTTGTTGGTCTTTCTTTAAAAGCATCAAATATTTTTGCATAACCTTGTATTCTTGCATTATAAAAAGCAGATATTTGATTAAGTGTTTTAATTTTTGCACCCATCTTACCAAAGTCTAATGTTATATCTCTTGATTCAAAACCAGCTCTTTCTACTGCTTGTTTATGTGTCATTCCTTTTTTAATAGAAGCATTATATGCTCTTCTAAATTCTGAAATCCTTGTAGCATTTTCAAATGTTTCAGAAATAACTCTTAATATTTCGATAGGATTTTCTGCTTTATTTCTTATTTGACCTTTATTTAAAATATCAAATGCAGGTTTATCAAAGATAGCTCTATCTACTGATTGTAAAGTAGATTGCATACCACCAGACTTAACCCAATCTTCATAAAGTTTTTGAGACTTTTTACTTAGACCTGTCTTACCTGCAATAATATCAAACAATCCTCTAATAGAACTTACAACAGGAAAGAATCCATATTTACTATAAATACTAGCTTGAACTGTATCTCTTAAAAAGTTTGCACCAACAAAGTCTAAAGCTAATGTAGCACCAGCTCTTAGCCAACTTGCGGGTTTAGAAGATAAACCCCAGAATAAATTTCTTGCTCCTCTTGGATCAAAATCTTTTATAGCTTCAGCAAGTTCTTTTCCCACTTCCCAAACTTCAAACTTACCATTACGAATAACACCAATAGAATCATCTCCTATTTTATCAAACTCTTTTCTAAATATTTGTAAATTTTCTAATGCTCTACTTGAAAGTTTTGATGTATTTATACCCAAATCTTTTAATTCTTTTTCATTAAATTTAATAACTTTTGTTATAGTTTTTTTATTTATATCTGGAAATAAACCTTTCTTTTTACCAGATTCAACAATGTCTATAAATTCTTTTATAGCTGCATTTCTATCTGCTTTTTTAATTATAGCAAAAGTATTTGAATAAGTTGTTTCGATTGGATCTATAATATCTCTTGTAGATCCTTTCATCATTTTTAATGCGGAAACACCTGTTTTTATTTGACCATCAGCAGCAAGATCCATTACTCTTGCAAAACCAATATACTCTTTGTTAGCTTGAACCATTGCATCAAATGCTTCTTTAGTTAATAAGCCTTTATCTCTTGCATATTCTAATAATCTTTTATTATATTCAATAAGTTCTTGTCTTGTCTTTTCAAATTTCTTAATTAGTTTAGGATTGTTAGCAACTTTAGTTGCAGTTTCCACAGTAATACCAGTTTGAATATCTTGCTTACCTTTTTCAACTACTCTTTTTGCAATAGCATAATTATTAAACTCAGCATAAGTTTGTCTATTTCTTAAATCTCTATCTTTTAAATTTAAAGTAAAACCTTTTTCAATTAAAGGATCTAATATTTCCTTAAAAGATTTACCATTTACTTTTAAATTTACATTGAATGTACCTTTTTCTATTGCAGCACCTGCTTTATTTTCTACACCTAATAGACTTCTAAATCTTTCATAAACATTTAAAGCATCTTTAGTATTTTTTATATTCTGAACTTGTTCAACTATTTTTTTAATTGGATGAAGTCTATCAACAAAGTTAGTAATATTTTTATCGTTTAATTCTTTAGCTTTAGATTTAACTCCTTCAACTGTAGTTTCTGGAACTCTTTCCGAATATTTAGTTTTATCAAAAATAGCTTGTTCTTCTTTAGTCTCAAATTTTAATCCTTCTTTAAATTTTTCTGGTTTAGTAGTAATTGTTTTTTCTTGACCATAATGTCTTGGAGTTTGATTAGTAGAACTTGGAACATCTTCTGCCATAGTTTTATGAGTCAAAACATCTTCTGCAAATTCTGGTAAAGTTCTATCATTTTTAGTTATAAGATCTTTTGATTTAGTTATAGCTTTTCCACCATAATTAAATAAACCAAATAAAAATATACTATCTTGCATTTGTTCTTTACTTGGTAATTCTTGATGAATAGCTGCACCCACAGCTTCAAAACCTGCTGCTTGTGCTACAGTTTTTTTAAATGTGCCTGTAAAAAATCCACCTGCTTTTGTTGCAGCATAAAGTTGTGCGGCTTCTTTTGCACCTGCTTTAATTCCTTCTTTGGTCCATATATCAAAAAATTCACTAAAACCATTTACTTCATCATTTTGTAATGCTTTCAAATAAGTTTCTCTAAGTGAACCACCAACAAAACCACTACTAATTAAAGCAGCATCTTTGTTTCTAGCAAAGATAGCTGGTATTGAAGCACCAATATAAACAGGAAGATCTTTTGTTAATCTTGATACATTCATTATTTGTCTTTCTAAAAAACCAGTATCTTCTGGCATTTGAGTTGTGTAAAACTCTGGCATTTCTTCACCATTAACATACGATTGATGAAGATCCCAAATACCAGAACCCCAACCTCTTTCCCAATATTTAGATGGTTCAAAAACTTTACCAACTAATTCTTGTTTTCTTTTTTCCAAGAAAGGTGTGTCATCATTTTGAGATTCTAATTGTTTTATTTCTGAATATATTTCTTCATTTTCATCTTTTGTAAAATTAATAATACTTTGCCAAGCAGATCTGATTGGTGTTAAGTCAACTTCTTTATAACCTAAATCTTTAGCTATCTCTTGTGTAGAAAATCCTGCTTCACTTAAAGTTTTAACTTTATCTTTTTTCCATGTTTCAATTTCTTGATTAGAGAAACCTGCTTCTTCAAAGGTTTTAATTTGTTCAGCTAATGTAGCCATTAGTTTCCTTTTATAATTTTTAAGTATTCCTCAATACTAATTGGTCTACCAAGTTCTTCTTCTATTTGTTTTTTAGTTTTAGTTTTTGCATTTGGTATTTCTGGAATATCTTGATTAGCAGAAATATTATCTTTGATACTTTTGAAAACATCATCCATACTTGGTAAAAATGTGTGGAAATCATAACCAATAAAATCTTTATTTCCTTTTGCAGCTTTTAATAATTGAAGTGGAGTTTTACCATTTTGTAAACCATTAATATATCTAGCATACATAGTATATTTAAACTTATTTAATCTTTCATCTCTCTTAGGATCTAATTCTTTTAAAGCTAAACTACCTGCAACTTCTAAAGAAAACATATCTATAAATTTAAAAAATTCTGTATGGTTTTCTTTAAATCCTTCTTCATCAGATATAGATAAAAGATTGTTTAAATATTTAACATCATTAACATTTAATTGTGTACCAACTCTTTCCATTATAGATAATGGTTTAGTTTCTCCAGTTAATGTAAATTTATCATAAACATTATTAACTTTATCATTTATAATTAATTTAATTATATCATCGTTGTTTTCAAATTTAGAAATTCTATTAGCTTGTCCGTCACTTAATTTAGTATTAAAATCTATTAATTGCTCTACAGCTATTTGATTATCTGGAAATATTTGTTTTAATTTTTCGCTATAAACTCCTTCTTTCATATCCATCATTTTAAATATTTCATTTGTTTTTTGTGCAGCTTCAAATTTTCCTATTTGAGCAGCTGTTAATATTTGTAATTTTCTATCAGAGTTTGCTTGGTTAGCTTTTTTTAAATATTCTTTATCAAATTCAATTTTTTCTTGATGTGTTAAACTTTCAAATATAGCTTGAAGATCTTTATTTCCACCAAATGTTCTTTTCTTTATTTCTCCATTTGCAATTACAAAATCTCTAGGATCAGCATCAAAAGGAATATCAAGTGGAGATAAAAGAGTTTGAAACTTTTGTTGTTTAATTACATTAGTAGCAACAGCTTCTAATTCTAAAATTTTAGCAGCATCAACATCATCAAAAGCTCCTTTAGATCTAGCAATTTTAAATTGGCTTGGTTGATTATTAGCCATAGATGTTGCAAGAAATTCTACACCTTTTGAATTATAAGTATCTATTAATTGTTTTTTTACACCTTCATCATAATCTGGATTTGCATTTATTCTGTTAGCATTATTAATTTTAAATTGTTTAATATAATCTGTTCCTAATTCTTTAAGTAATAAACTTTCTTTTACAAAAGTATCATCATCTACTTTTTTATTTTCTGCTATTAAATTTAATCTTGCATCTTCAATTACTTTTGTTTTTAATAAACCAGATGTTGCATAAAATTTTCTATCAATAGCTTTCTTTTCAAAATTATTTAAGTTTTTAAAATCATTTATTTTTTTATAATTATAAAGTCTTTCAACTTCTGAATCATAATAAGTTGATGCTTCAGTTGGATTATCTTTTTGTTTAGCTTCACTAGCTATTGTCAACCAACCTTTTTGAATTACATTTCCTTGATCATCTTTTTTATCTTCATAAAAACTATTTAATAATTTGTAGGCTTTATTGTTTGCCTCTGCAGTTTTTTCTTGCACATAACTTTCTTCTAAAAATTTAGAAACAGGTTGTAATGCACCTGCTGGTGTTTTTGCTAAATCTAATTGTATATTAGACTCAACACTAGGTGTTGCAGTTGTAATTGATCTTGATGATGTAAAAGTAGGTATCTTTGGCATATTATCCCATCATTGTTAATAGTGAAGTTCCTGTTGTTGTTGCTGTTCTTAACATTGCAACTTTAGATTCTTGTCTTGCTATATCACCTCTAATTCTAGCAAAGTTAGCTTCTTCAAAAGCTCTAGCTTTTCCAATTTCAGCATCATATTTTATTTTACTTTTTTCTAATTCAGCTTCTCTAAGATTGGCTAATTTAATTCTTTGAGCAGTTCCTTCAAGAGTTGCACCAGATTTTAAAGTATTAACAGTAGTTTGACCTTCTAGTTTTCTAAACTGTTTATCAAAATTAGCTAAATCTAATTCTAATTTAGAGTCAATTATTTCAGCTTGTTGCTCTTTAACTTTTGCATTACGATCATTGACAGCTTCATTGAACTTACCATAAGCATTTTGTTGTTGTATTTGTGCTGCACCTAACGCACCTACTACTGCCATTTGCCAACTCATTTAAAATATCCTCGCATACATATATTGATCTGAACCATCAAAACCAAATTTTTTCATTAATCCTTCTTCCTCTAATCCTAACCATTTAGCAAATTTTAAACCAGTTGTATAGTTAGCTCTTACAGCAGTTTGAACTCTATTGATATTATTTTCTTTAGCAATT